TTGACTGCTCCGCTGGTGCCTTGGTTATGTTGATAATAGGATTACTGACTGTCATTTAATACCTCACTTTTTTCATCTTTTGCAATTTTCTTACGAATAACTTTTTTTTCTTCAATTATTTCTACACAATTATCAAATTGAGAATCTTTTAATCGTTTGCGCCAGTAGCTATTAACTGGTACGCCATCTACCGCCTCAACCTCTACAATATCACCTGCTTCATGCAATGCTAGATTTCTGTTTAATTTTAATTTCATACAATCGATTATATCACAACAAATTAAAATTATTATCTTTTACATTTTCACAATTGTCATTTTGGAATGCATTCTCAAAACTTCTAAATGCCACGGTTTCAGTATTTGTATATGTATCCCCAGAATTATACATAAACTGACTTGTATCCTGCACGTAGTTTGCTGTTTGTGTACTCAGTATAGTTTCAGTTGTTTCAAAACTGTATGAATAAACAAGATACGCATCATTATAACTAATTGCCCCATGCCCTAATGGAACCATTAACGTGTTGCTTGTGTTTTGAAAAAATGTGCTTGGTCGATAACCAGCGACAGTTTTATACAATGACGGTAAAATATTAAACGCCAAATCTATAGCCTTACTACCTGTCAACTCATTAACTGTTGGAATAAATAAATAAAAAGAAAAATTATTTACCAACTTTAAATAAAATTGCTCCGTTGACGTTGTCTCGCTATTTGCATCATTCTGGGTATTCCTGTCTGCTGATGCATCAGACCCTTCTGGAACAATAAATAAGAACGGTGTATTGATTTTCTTATCTGTATACAATTTTATAGCTCGTTCAAGCGTTGCCACTGCTGAAATCTGCAACCCTGTCACAAGTTTCATGTCAGAGCCAGAGCCAGCTGTCAGTCGGTCATTATTAAAGGTAAATTGAAATTTATTTGCGTCTAAAACCGCTGTGATTTCATGCCAGCCATTAAATCCAATAGAATGGAAAGTGTGTAATGTTCCTGTTCCTTGCGCTGGGGTTCCTGTGACATTAAATGTAAATGTAGTTGAACTTGGCACGCTTGTAATTCTCTTGTCACCATTGTATTCACTTATTGTTGATGACATATTAACTTTGTTTATGTAGGGGTATGACAAATCGTGATCTGTAGCACAAGTAGCTGTTGCAACACCATTTACAGTCGTTATATCTGTTATTTGGACATCTGTTTTTACACCAGATAGCAACACATTGTCGCCAACTGATAATCCGTGTTGTATACACGAAACCGTAACATCATCGCCGGATTTAGATAAATCTGTTATTGTCTTAGATACGCTAAGTCTATTGTTGTATAAAGGCAGTATGCTTTGCACATGAGTGACTAATTCACTTAGGTTCATGCCTATATAATACTACATTGTAACAGCGTTATGATATATATTTCAGATCCTTCCCAGAAACAATGTCCAAAATAATAGACTCGTGATACTCTATTGCCTTTTCTAACCCATAATTTGGACAATCTGTGAGCTTAAACGCCTCCCCAACAAAATCCCCATTAGAAGAACATATAACAATTGTTGAAAATGCTGGGTAATAACCATAAAATCCCCTATAGCTGTCATCATCATCTTCAACACAATAGGTTTCACATATCTCAGTCAGTATAGTGTAGTGCTTTTCTTGTACTGAAAATTCAGATTCCCGCACAACAAGCCCATCACCATACTTATCTATCAAACGGCCATCTAACTCAAGATCAGGGCATTCAACACAAATATTCCTGTCCTTTATATAAAAAAACAAAGGTTCCCGCGTGGCATTAAGCGAGAACTCCCATTTTTTATAAGTATCACGATCACATTCTACCAAATTATTGTCTTTATCAATATAGAAATAAGCATACATAATTAACTCCTTGCGCTAAACAATCAAACTATATGTATTATATGTTATTAATAACAATTAGTCAAATGCCAAGCATCCGGCTGAACTCCTGTTCTATATATCTCTCGATTTTGCTAGTATTGTTTTCTATTGCCAACCACATCGCTGGACGATTTAAAGACGATTCATCCTCTAGGTATTCTACATAATCAACGCTGTTTTCAAAGTACAAACGGTTTCCCCCCTGAACCCTAAACGATAATCCCCTTCGTGCTGTACCGCTTCTGTTTGCCCATGCTTCGCCAGATTGACTAGCTTTAATCCTTCTGCCTTTATACCTGTAGGTACGCCCGAATTTCTTTTTTAAAATCGCATCGCTCGCACTTTTACGTAGTAGCCTGCCAGATAGATATAGAGCGTGACGAATTGCTCGTCTGCCCTTTTTTGGCATTTGCGAAATTTCAAAAATCGTTTTCTTTCCCCTCCGATCTAATTTTATACTAGCCATCGTTAGCCGGTAACTCTGAACTCCCCTGCCTAATTAAATATAATCTCAAAAACTTCTTTTCCTCGTTGATATTTTCAATCTTATCAACTTTATAGCGTACCCCATCATACAACAGCCATTCTTGATCAGTGACTGTAATAACGCTTGTATATCGTGTCGTGAACACATGAGTAATAGATTCTGATATACCAGCACCACCAAATGACTGGTAGCCCTTTTTATCCGTTTCAAACTTACCCCACAAAACGCCCAAGTCTATAAACTGTTCAGTCAAATCCGTTATACCAAAATGAGACCCCACCATAGCCCGTGTTTGCACGATGGCTTTTTGATTCAAACTTTTAACTGGGGTTTCAGATTTACAATTCATAAGATATATCAATCATTCTATACTGGCTATAAATCTCATTAGCCACATCAGGGCAACCACATATTCCACGGTTATCATACCAGTGGTGAACGGTCTGTAGCAACGCCATAACAATGTCAGCCGGAACGTCCGACACATTATCGCCATAGCCCGATTTAAACGTGATTTTAACCCCTTTTACATCATCATCTACACTAGGGGCTTCAATTTGCTCAATAATGCCATAAACACCCCCCTCCGATAGCTTATACTCAGATGAATCTAGTGTTGTGTATACTTTGTTTTTTAAATATTCAATAGATACAAGGGATTGATAAGGCGCACGCCGTAAAGTTAAATCGCCGTAAAAAGATGGTCTGTAGCACTCATAAGTAGTTGTTAACAAGTCTAACCCCATAATGCCCTCAGCGTTTTTTGTCGCTGCATCAATAAGTAATTGAATCATTGAATTTTCGTCATCGCCGGACAACCTTATAAAATCCTTAACCTGGTCTAACGAAATTATATTTTTCTCAATCTTACCAATCCGCTTGTATTCTATAGTCATTTCTTAATTGCCTTTTTAACAACCTTCTTTACTTTGTTAACCTTTGTTTCCAAACTTTCTGATTTAACAGCCTTGTTTTCTTTTACTAATGTTTTTTTGGTTGGCCTATCTACCTCTATAATCTCAGCATACCCAAGCATAAACATAGCCTGCCCAATGCTAGTCAACTTTTGTGACGAATTAATAATCGCACCCTTTGTAAATGATATATTTTCGCCATTAACATTAAACATGCAGTCTTGTAGAATTTTTACTTTCATATACACTCCTATAAACTAAAATGGTGGCCTTTGACAGCCACCTTGATATATTCCCCTCTATTATACCACTTAATCTAATTAAGCAGTAGGTTTGCTCAAAGCATGGCCTTTGATAGCAACCACCCCAATAATAGCACCACTAGTAGTATTAGCTGACACGATACTAGCTCGAGCATAAGGCTTCTTTCCTATATAACCAACATTTTTGGACAAGTTATCGTCAGTGTCAGCAGTGAATGAGGGTAATCCGCCAATAAGGTCTGTAGATGCAACAGTAGTTGCGTCAGACAAATCAGCTTCATCGCCATGCTCGATAACAAGTGTGTAATCACCATCACTTACAGTTCCAGTGACCAAGCTGAAAACCAATGATCCAAACCCCGCTGAAGAAATAATATTTCCAACAGTCGTGGTGTCTGTAGCAATAGAACCAAAGTTTACGGCCACATCAGTGTCAACTAAACTCTTTAAATCATAATCCATTTTTTAATTCTCCTAGATTACCCCACGATCAAACGTGGGGCATAACAATAATTCTATTAAGCTTTGATTTTTAACAATGCAAAGGCTTCTGGCAATACAACTTTACCAGTTAGGTATCGGAACCAAGTGTATTCAATAACACGTTGCTTCTTTAATCGGTAAGGATCTTGAACAAGCTCAAGGTCTACACTGTCAAGAATATTGTATCCTGAGAAAAAGTCACCAAAACCGACAACAATATCGCCAGCAGTTTGGCCAGTTAGTCCGGTTAGTTTGTCCATGTCTTGCATGATGACATAAGGAAACTCATTGATAGTGTTAGGAGCATCACCCATACCAGCTTTCCACAAATAACCATTGTCAGTCCCTTCACGCTCAGTTTTTAGGTATGCCAATGTTTCACGGCTTAAGAAATAAACTGGATTGTAACCAGCTTTTACCCTAGCTGAAAGTAAAACAACATCAGTAAATGAAATTTCACCAGCAGTGGCAGTGTCAAAAGAAGGAACGGAAGAATTTACCAAAACACCCTCTGGGGCTTTAACGCCTGTACCTGTCAAAAAGCTTCGGCCTTCGGCTTGTGCAAATGCTAGTACAGCGTCACGTTGAATTTCACTAGCCATATCAAAACCAGCAAAATTAAGCTGGTCACGGGTAACAGGGGTAGTTACTTGCAAGGCGTGAGCGGTCAACGCTTCTGATCCGTATGCAGATTGGCTGTCCCCACCTTCTTCAAGTTCACCTTCAAATGAAGCAGTTGGGATTCCAGTTCGAACTGGCACATTTAGCGTTTTAACGCCAGATACAGATTGAACACGAGCTAATCGGCGAACATCTGAAATTTCCTCAATTTGTCGGGCAATCTCAGTTGACAAAACCTCAGGAACCAAGTATCCACCGTTTGCGCCAACATCTGTTCGCAATGTTTTTTGCTCAGCCTCTGACAAAGCAGCTACATCCCAAGATTTAACCAAAGAATTAAAAGCCTTATATTCGGCAGACTCTTTGTAGTTTTTTGGGGCTTCAACAGATTTTTGAGCAATAGCAAGCTCCAAAGTTTCTAAACGCTCCTGGGCTGCTTTCAACTCGTTAGCTGATTCAACAGATTTTAGCGTCAACTCTTTGTTTTTCTCTTCGTAAGCGTCAATATCTTTTTGAATTGCTTCAATTTTAGATTTTTGCTCACCAGTAGCACCTTCAATACTTTTCAACCCTTCTAATACTGCACCTAACTCAGCATTAGCTCCTTGCTCGGTAGTTTTTACTTCTACACTCATTTTTTACTCCTATAATTATCTAATAAAACAACAAAATTGATTATGCTCTATTCATTGCGATAGATAACTCATTGCGAGTATTGACAAATCTATGATATTTACTATATCACAGTTTTGATTGTATATTTTGTAAACTCGATTTTATTTCTGACAACAAAGTTTCTGCTGCTTTCTTTTCAGCATCAATAATTTTGTCAGCAATATCTTTTTTGTCTTGAATTTTCTTGACACAGGCTAAAAATGCAGTTGCTTCTTGGTTGCTTAATCCGTAGGCTTTTAAAAAGTCAGATGCATCCTTGATATGGCTAAACTGCTCAAACTGCTGAACCATGTTTTTTTGCAAGGGGCTATCAACACCATCAATTTTTTCATAGTATTTATTAATTGACTCCACAGCCATGCTAATATCATCAATGCCATCCACTGACTTACGCCCCTTAATTGCTGCACTAGCCAAAAACAACGCCTTAGGGATTATTTGTAACTCACCGTCAACAACATCAGCAATCTGGTACACCCCTTCTTGTTTTTTCTCGTCATAGAATAAGAACGCTGTTTTTTGCTGATCTATCGGCAATTCTTTTTGAACACGTTCCAATGCTTCAGACGGCACCCATACATATTCTTTTTCATAAATAGGCAAGCTGTCTTGAAATGGCGTAAATGACTTCAATTTAATTTTAGCATCTTTATTCATTGGAATACTTACCAGCGATGTTTCATAAAGCGCAATTTCTTTTAAAAACCGAACCCGCTCTCCCATATGCTCTCCATATTCTTTTTCAGTCAAATAAAATCCTACGGACATTTCATTAATTGACCCAATTTTCATTTGAGGGATAACACGATCAGAAACAAATTTGTCATCTCGTGGCATCTTGGCCTTTAAATACAACCCGTAATCATCCTCGTAAGCGTCTGTAAATATACCTATAGGCATATCCATTTTATGTTGCCATAACAATTTAGGCATTTGCTCTTTTAAGCTTTTAACAAACGCCCCTTTTACAACAACATCCCCCCCACGGTCAACATTCCCAAATGTTGATCCATAACCCTCAAAATAAAAATAATCAGGGTCATCATTGTTAAACTCTTT